AGGTGGCTGAAGTGCCGAACCCGCGGCCCGGCGACCGGATCGAGATCGATGGTGATGCCTTCCTTATTCAGGGCGAGCCTGTGCGCGATCGCGAGCGGCTTGTCTGGACCATAGATTTGAGACCTGCATGAAACTCAACATTACCATCTCCCCCAATCTGGCCGCGATTATGGCAGCCGAAATCAAGGCTGGAGAAAAGGCGGTCACAGCGGCAATGCGCGCGGCCGGGACACAGCTTAAATCTGACTGGCGCGGGCAGATTGCGCAAGCGGGGCTTGGTCGGCGGCTCGGCAATTCGATCCGCAACCAGACCTATCCGAAGGTTGGTGAGAGCCTCGATGCCGCAGCACTTGTGTGGTCCAAAGCGCCCGTGATCATCGGCGCACATGACACCGGGCCCCTGATCCGCTCCAAGGACGGCTTTTGGCTTGCGATCCCGACAGAGGCTGCAGGCAAGGGCGCACGCGGTGGCCGGATCACCCCCGGCGAATGGGAACGACGCCGCGGTCTCAGGCTCCGGTTTGTCTATCGCAGGCGGGGACCGAGCCTGCTCGTGGCCGAGGGGCGCCTGAACAATCGCGGGCTTGGCGTCGCCTCAAGATCAAAAACCGGGCGCGGAAAGGCAACAGTGCCAATCTTCCTGTTGGTGCGGCAGGTGAAACTGCGCAAACGGCTTGATCTGGCGCGGGATGCGAAGGCTGCGCAAGAGAGGATGCCGGGGGCGATTGTGGCGAAGTGGGTGGAAGGTCGGCGATGATTGGCGACGAGGATGCGGAGAATTCTCAGTGCAAAACTGGATCGCCTACGTCATCGGTGGGACCTATCTACGTCCAAGCTTGCCGAATTCGCTGTCCAGCAAGGCGCGGATTTTTTTCGATGCGCCGTGCAGGGCTGCGTCCACATTGGCATCATTGTGGGTGATGGTCTGCGGCTGCATTCCCTCGGGACGCGCTTCAACAGTGCAGCGAATATCGTCAGCCCCGCCCTTTGCACCGTTCACATCGGCCAGATGCACCTCGATCCGTGACAGTCGGTCGGTCAGATGCCCGAGCGCGGACGTAACAACCGCTTCGGCCACTTCGGCCAGACGTTCGTCGCCTTGAATGTTGGCATCGGTATTCAGTTGAAACTGCATGTAGGTTCTCCCGTTTGTATGCTCTCATTTACCATGTAAAACCATGAAGATGAATGATCTGGCGCAAGCTCGCCTACACGATCACTAAAAACGCCTGCGCCTTTATAGCTTGGGCGAGGATACAAAGCCAATGCCCACGACCCGAGAAACCATTCTTACCGCGCTGCACACTGTGCTGCAGACGCTGCCCGCCACTGCCTTGCGCGGCGATGTGCTGCCTGAACGGGTGCCCGCTGATGGCCTGCTGATCCTGCGCGATGGCGATCCCGGCGATCCTGCGGTGACGCTGTCGCCCCTGACCTATCATTATCAGCATCGCAGCGAGCTTGAAGTCATCGTTCAGGGCGCGGACCGCGACACGGGTTTCGCTGCACTTTGCGGGCAAATCGGCGCGGTGATTGCGGCCGACCGCACGCTGAGCGGACGCTGCGACTGGATCGAAGCGGAAGCGCCACAGCCGGTGGATCTGCCCGTCGAGGGTGCGGCCAGTCTCAAGGCTGCCGTGATCCTGGTGGTGCTGCACTATTCCACGGCCGATCCATTAGCCTGATCAACCGGCGTCGGGTCCTTGGTATGCTTGCGCCTTGAATTGGCCTTCCACTTGCGCGCCGCTCTCGATGCTCAGGCTTTCATAGGTGATCTCGCCGGTCACCTGCGCACTTGTGTGCAGCTTTATGATGCCACCGATGATCTGGCCATTGACGCGCCCCTTGATGGCGATGCTGGCGGCGCAGAGTTCGCCTTCGACCTCACCTGCTTCCTCGATCACGATCGCGGACGCTTCCACGCGCCCTTTGACATAACCGGGCAATTCGACGGTGCCGGGAAAGTACAGCTCGCCAGTGATGCGCGAGCCTGCGCCAAGATGCGAGCGGCTATCGGAGCCTGCGGCGGGATACTTTTGGTCCATCATTCAAGTCTGCCTTTTTGAGTTTCGGCCCCTCCCGGGACTCATCATCCAACATATATAGGAGAAACCACAATGGCACGAGCTCAAGGGGCGCGGTCGCAGATGGCGCTTGCGTTCGAATCCATCTACGGCACCTCGCCCGCGACCGGTTACGTCAAGATACCCTTTGCCAGCGCGACGCTTGGCGCAGAGCAACCGCTGCTCAACTCGGAACTTCTGGGCTACGGGCGCGATCCCCTTGCGCCGATCAAAGACGCACTGACCGCTGATGGCAACGTGGTGGTTCCCATCGATGCGCGCGCGTTCGGCTATTGGCTGAAGGCCACCTTCGGCAATCCGATCACCACGGGCGCTGAGGCGCCGTACAGCCACGAATTCCGCTCAGGCAACTGGACGCTGCCAAGCCTCTCGATCGAGATCGCTATGCCGGAAACCCCGCGCTTTGCGATCTATGCGGGCTGCGTGGCCGATCAACTGTCGTGGCAGATGACGCGCTCGGGGCTTCTGACGGCCTCGGTGTCCATGGTCGCCCAAGGCGAGACCTTGGGAACCGCTACTGGTGTTGGCACGCCCGCTGAGATTGCGCTGCAGCGCTTTGGCCATTTCAACGGGGCCATCAAGCGCGAGGGCGTGGCACTGGGCAATGTGGTCTCGACCCAGATCACCTACGCCAATAATCTCGATCGCATTGAGACGATCCGCGCCGACGGCATGATCGACGGCGCGGATCCGTCACTGGCAGCACTTTCGGGCAGCATGGAGGTGCGCTTTGCCGACAATACGCTGATGGATCAAGCAATCAACGAAGCGGATTGTGAACTGGAGTTCTCTTACCTGCTGCCCACAGGTGAGAGTCTCACGGTCACAGCCCATTCGGTCTATCTGCCGCGCCCGCGCGTGGAGATCGGCGGACCGCAAGGCGTGCAGGCCACCTTCGATTGGCAAGCCGCCAAAGATGCAGTGGTGGGCCGGATGTGCACGATCACCCTGGTCAACGATGTGGAGGCGTATTGATCATGCTCAAACTCGATCTGTCAAAAAAGCCGCGCTGGCTTGAGCTGTCGCCCGGGGTGCGCGTGCAGCTGCTGCCGCTGACCACGGCACTGATGGTGTCCACCCGCAGCGACATGAGCGTCGAGACCCTGCCCGAAGATGCCAGCAACGAAGACCGTGCGCTGGTCTTTGCCAAGGCGCTGGGGCGGCGGGCGGTGACTGCCTGGGAGGGTGTCGGCGACACAGACGGCGAGGTGCTTGGCCTCTCGCCCGATGGTGTCGACGCTCTGCTCGACATCTATCCGATCTTTGAAGCGTTCCAATCTGGCTACGTCGCCAAGGCACTGGTGATGGAACAGGAAAAAAACGTCTCCGCGCCCTTGCCGACTGGCACTTCAGCGGGGGCGATCGGTACTGCGAGGCTTGCGAAGCCCTCGAGGCTTGCGAAGCCCTCGAGGCCTGCAAAGTCCCGTGCCCAGACTGCCCGGCAAAAGTAAATCGCCCCCAGACTTTCGAGGGTGTGCAGGTCTGGGACCTGGTTGGGCGTTTGGGCGGCCAGCTGCGCGCGACACGGCAGATCATCCTCGGCTGGGACATGGGTGCGGCCCTCGCCATGGCGCGTGCCCTTGGCATCAACGGCCTCGTGGCGATGGAACTGCTGCCCGAGATCGAGGCGGTGATGGTCAAAAAAGTAAACGAACGGATTGGAGAGCAGGATGTCCGATAAACGCGTCTTCGTGCGTCTCGCCGCCGTGGGCGGACGCCAGGTCAAGGCCGAGCTGCACGGCATTGGCGACGCCGGTGCCCGCGGGCTCGGTCGGCTGTCGCGCGAGGTCGATATTGCAAACGCGCGCCTCGCGGCCTTCACCCGCCGGGCCAAGATCGCGGCAGCGGCGGCTGGTGCGGCAGTGGTCCTTGCGGGCGCAGCCATGATCCGCTCGGGCCTGCAAACCATCGACGAGACAGCCAAGCTGGCGCAGTCGCTGGATACAACCGTGGAAAGCCTGCAAGTGCTGGAGCGTGCCGCTGATCTCTCAGGCGTCTCCATGGGCAATGTCGAGCAGGCCACGGTGCAGCTGACACGACGGTTAAGCCAGGCTGCCGCTGGTGCGGGCCCAGCCGTTGATGCCCTCGACCGCCTTGGTCTGTCGGTCAGCGAGTTGCAAAGCCTGCCGCTCGATCAGCGCATCGCATTGATCCAGGACCGGCTGGCGGAGTTTGTGCCGGAGGCCGAGCGCGCCGCGGTCGCCTCGCAGCTCTTTGGCGATCGCGCCGCCCTCGTGTTTACGCGCATCGATACCGCCACGCTGCGCCAAGCCACCGCTGACGTGAATGATTTTGGCATCGTAGTTTCCGAGCAGGACGCCGACCAGATCGAGCGCACCAATGATGCAATCTCGCGCCTTGGCCTGATCTGGCGCGGTGTGTCGAACCAGCTGGCGGTGGCTGCAGCGCCTGCACTTGAGGCGGTGGCCGATGCTTTGGCAGCCATGGCGCGCACCAGCGGTCCGTTTGGCATGGCCATCAAGGGCCTGTTTGAGAACATCGGGCGGCTGACCACATACGCTGTGACCTTTGCAGCCGTGATGGCTGGCCGGTGGGTGGCAGGGCTTGTGGCCGCGACGTTCTCGGTCAGTGGACTGGTGACTGGTTTGGTTTTCCTGCGGGCCGCGTTGATCCGCACCGGCATCGGCGCACTGATCGTCGGCGCGGGCGAGCTGGTCTATCAGTTCACGCGCCTTGTCGCCGGTGCCGGTGGGTTCGGCAACGCGATGGACCTGCTGAAAGACGTGGCGGTCGAGGTCTGGGACCGGGTGTCGCTCAGCGCGGACGCCGCCTGGGCGCGTGTCGAAGCTGGCTGGGCCACGGCGCAGGCTGGTATTTACGACGGGCTGCAAGCAGCCACAGAGGCGGTAGTCGGCTGGGCAAACAGCACGGTGAACACCTTTGAGGGCACATTCCTTGCGGTGCAGGCGATCTGGGGCGCGCTGCCAGATGTGTTTGACCGGGTCGGCGCGCTTGCCATCAATGGCCTTGTTGAGGTGATGGAGACCGGGATTGCGGGCATCACTGAGGCGATCAACACCGTGCTGACCCTTGGCGGTCGGCGTCCCGATTGGGCCATCACTGCGCCTGATCTTTCAGCGTGGCAATCGGTTGTTCCCGAAGCCGTCAATCTTGGAGACCGCGCGCGGGCGGCCTACGACAGCGCGTTCTCGGACAATCCATTCCAAGCGCCTGATCTCTTCGGTGGCATGGCAGATGATGCGCGCGGCCGGGCGTCAGGGTATTCCGAGGCGGCGGGCATGCTCTCGGATGCGGCTTCGCGGCCCATGACGGCATGGCAGGCGCTGAAGGATGCGGTTTCTGGCGCGAGCGATGGAGGTGCGGCGGCGCTCGAAAGCGCTGCGACCTCGGCGGATCAGTTCAACGACGCATTGGAAGACACCGAAGAGCAGGCTGGACGCGCTGGCGGGGCGGCAAAGCAGGCAGGCGCAGACGCAGCCGAGGGTGCGGACACAGCAGCGACCGGGTGGCAGGCGGTGGTGAAGGCGCTCAGCGAATATGCCGGCAAAGCGCGAGATGTGGGCGCGGACGTGGGCAACGTGCTGGTCAGCGCGTTTCAAAGCGCGGAAGACGCGATCGGCAACTTCGTCAAGACCGGCAAGCTGGACTTCAAAGGCCTGGTCACCTCGATGATCGCAGACCTTGCCAAGCTGGGCGCGCGCAAGTTCATCTTAGGCCCCATCGCTGATGCTCTTGGCGGTGCCTTGGGTGGGCTCGGTGAGATGTTTGCGGGCGTATTCCATCAGGGCGGTATCGTCGGCGGGCCTGCGCCATCGCGGATGGTTCCGGCCATGGCCTTTGCCAACGCACCGCGCTTGCACAACGGCGGCTGGGCAGGGCTGAAGTCCGATGAGGTGCCCGCCATTCTGCAGCGCGGCGAGCGTGTGCTGTCGCGCAAAGAGTCCCGCGCCTATGGCGACGGCGGCAATGGTGGCGGTGGCAATGGTGGCGGCGCCGTCACGGTCAACATCATGACGCGGGACGCAGAGAGCTTCCGCCAATCGCGCACGCAGGTCGCAGCCGATATGGCGCGCGCGGTCTCCATGGGCCGGAGGGGCATGTAATGGCGTTTCACGAGGTCCAGTTTCCCGACAACATCAGCCGCGGGGCGCGCGGCGGTCCACAGCGGCGCACGCAGATCGTGGAGCTGGCCTCTGGCCGCGAGGAGCGCAACGCCTCTTGGTCCGCGTCGCGGCGTCGTTATGACGTGTCCTACGGCGTTCGGCGAGCAGACGATCTGCACGCCGTGGTCGCGTTCTTCGAGGCCAGATTGGGGCGGCTCTACGGCTTTCGGTTCAAGGATTGGGCCGATTACAAATCCTGTGCCCCCTCACAGCGTATCACCGAGATGGATCAACCCATTGGGATCGGTGACGGCACCACCACGTCCTTCGCGCTGACCAAGGCTTATGGCACCCTGCCACATGTCTATCAGCGGCGCATCGAGAAGCCGGTCGCAGGAACAATCCGCGTCGCGCTGAGCGGTGCCGAGCAGTTCAACGGCTGGTCGAGCGACCCCGTCACCGGGATCGTCACCTTTGATGCGGCTCCTGATCCCGGCGTGACCATCACTGCAGGCTACCAGTTCGACGTGCCCGTGCGCTTTGACAGCGATCTGATGGACGTCACCCTCGATATCGAACACCTCGGCGCGATCACCTCAATCCCGCTGATCGAGATCCGACTGCTTTAATTTATCCTGCCTGAGGCGCTGGACCTGACCCAGCGGGCCTCGCAGGCCTGACGCGACCCACATCATTTGTTCACGGAACCACATCCCATGCAGACTTATACCGCCCTTGAACATCGCCCTGGCGATACGCCCCAGCTTTATGATCTCGGCGGTGGGCTTGTCACCCAGAATTCCTTTGGAAAGGTGATCCGGCTCGATGCCAGCCAGCAGGTGACAGCACTGACCCCGGTGCCC